GACATAACTCTATAATTATTTCAGATCAATAAAGATATTCCGGTTTTGTGTTTATATTATATTATTTATATAAAATTAGCATAATATATGCAAACATGTATTAAAACAAATTCAATATATCATATATTAATTCCATTAATTGTTGTTTACGATGCAGATTTTTGTTAAGACACTTACAGGAAAGACGATCACTCTGGAAGTGGAGACGATGGATACAATTGAATCACTAAAAGCGAAAATTCAAGATAAAGAGGGAATTCCGCCCGACCAACAAAGACTTATTTATGCAGGAAAGCAACTAGAAGACGGACGAACATTAGCGGATTATAATATTCAGAAGGAGAGCACGCTGCATTTGGTATTGCGTCTTAAAGGAGGAGGAGAAGGAGAAGGAGAAGGAGAAGGAGGAGGAGAAGGAGAAGGGGTAACGGTAGAAACATTCGTTGATGTATCAAAGAAGTGGCCCACCACGCGTTCAGACGTATTAGAGTGTGATTTGTCATATATGAAATCTGAATGGGAAGAAGATATGATCCGAGATGGAATGATGGCCATCGTTGTTTCGAGTGAAAGTAATATTTTAAAGGATAGAGGTATTACTGATGCGTGGGAATATATGTCATTATACACTCCTCCATCCGAAAAGGGGTTTATGTTTAGTGATGATGCAATTATGAATGAAATTAGAAGAAATATGAAGGTTGGTCATTCCGGAACTTCATATGGACATACGATGCGGCAATTGGAATTTATCGCAAAAAATGGTTTGGATAAACATCGATACTTATATCGTAAATAATCAAATACTACCTAATTTGATATATAGTGTTTTCTTCGTTTTCTGCTGCCTCCGTCATAATTTGGCGCATTATCATATTCCTCGGCATCGAACAACTCTTGTTTTTTTCTTAGTTTTATTGCTTGTAATCTTTGAGTTCTTCTTCTTCGTTGACTCGCCCCTTTATTGTGAGATGGACTTACAACCGGATTATGGTTCCTATTTCGAAGAGTTTCTGCTTTATTTGATGGTTTTATCACCTTATTTTTTTTATTATATGTAACATTTCGTTTAATATCTATGTTGATAGCATCAGTATCTAAAAACAAGTTATCAAAGTGATTAATAACATATTCAACTCCATCAGATTCATAATATCCATCGTCTCGATCGTTAATATGAGTATACCATCCATCATAAAATATATTTTCTATAACATTCAGAGATTGACTCGTTGTTATGAGTTTAAATCTAACTAAAAGTTCGTCCCTAAGACGTTTATCGATCTCAGGAGTAAATGTATCAGTATATGGTGCACTTATGACATATCTTTTTAAAAAGTTTCTTATTGTTTTTTTATTTTTAGAATATAATGTTTGAAATAATTTATCTATCCAAAAACGAGGTAAATTGGACAAACGTAATGTCCGTTTATAGCCGGTTATGCGTTGATTTGGTGTTACGGGGCTACGAGGGAGAGAACGCGTGTGTGGATATGCCATTTCTTCGTCATATTCACCACTATTAGTAGGGGCTTCATATACATATTCAGTATTACTGAATTCGGACTGGCATCCTATATTTGGATTATCATGAATACCTTGCAAGAAATTCGGATATGTTCTCTCTAAATATCTAGGCTCGACATTTATTTCAAATCGATTTGGAATAGGCTCTTCTTCTAATTCTGGATAAACCCATCTTGATGAAAGTGATATAGGACTTGGATCATTTTCTACTCCGCGAACACCATATCGAATATTAGAATGTGCTGCAGCAGGGTTAGCACGTATATCGTCTATGGAATATATTGACATATACAATAACTAGATATATTAATAAACGAACGATTTTATTAATATATTGGACGATTCATCCATCCATTTACGATGAATTATGTATGATAAGATGGTAACTCGTCAACATTAATAAACATATGGGTATTATTGCCATCTTTTAGGAATTTTGCCGCAATAGATGCATGCTTTTTATATTTTTTGTATGTGATTTTGTATTGATCAAATAATGGATCAAGTATTTGCGTAGATGGTATATGGTTATGAACAGACCTTGCAATCATTTTATATAATTTAAAATCAGGATAACGTTCCTCGCCACTTGATTTGTATAAGACGTTACGGCCCTTATCATCAAGGGTCCATTTTACAATTAAGTTTACGACTGGATCAGACTTGCATATTTTATCAATTTTGCGAATATCATTAATGAAATAATCAAATAAAGAGCACGCGAAACGGCAGAGATCAAAACTAAAATTAGGTTCGACTATTGGTTTATTGGGATTATAATAAGGGCCAAAATTATACTGGGTTGCAGCATCGCCTTTGAAGTTGAAACTGTCGCTGCACATTAATTCACCACGAAATTTATATATAGCACGACCAAAATCGATGATTTTAAATATGCGACCATAGGTTGGAACCTTGTAATTTTGGTCCTTATACAAATAATAAATATATTCTTCGGTGGTTTCGATAAACATAACATTATTGGTATGAAGATCGTTGTGTGTAAATTCAAACATGTGTTGGTATATTACAAGTGTCATGATAACCTGGAACAAAATAGAACACCATTCTTCTGTAGTAAGTTCGTCGTTCATCATGATGTTATCAAGTGTGGAAACACATTTCTCGAGTAGAATTGCTTGAACTGGAAAATTCTTTATTTTTGCGATTACCTTTTCATCGTCGCTGTTGTAACTTTCGTCGCTTTCGCCGTCGCTTTCGCCGTCGCCGTCGCTTTCGCCGTCGGTTTCGCCGTCGCCGTCACTTTCGCCGTCTTCACTAGATTCTGTAGCACAATCGCCACCATGTTCCTCCGATTCACCATTTTCGTTCAGAACTTCTGATTCAGCATTTGATTTTTCTTCATCTGAAGACGTTGTTGTATTTGATGATTGAGATAATGAATCATCGTCATCGTCGTTGTCGTCATCGTCGTCGAGACCGTCATCGTCACCAACAGTTTCGGATGAATTTTCGTTATCATCGCAGAAATTACGAATACTACCCTTATGTGGTTTTTCGTGCAACGTGATCGTATCATTTGGTGTTACTTCTATTATCTCGTCGACATGACAATCATCAAATTGAATATCTAAGATTTCCACAGCTGGTTCATGAATGGAGTGAGATGTCGCGTCGTTAGTCGATTCTACATTTACAATCGATTCAGACATAATAGAATCAACCGACGGATCTCCAGGAAATTCATAATTATTATCATCTAAAAACCGATTCGCGATACCGATCATTTTTCTTAATTTCGTTCGTATTTTCAAAGCACGCTGCATACTTATATCTTCACTTGTTTCTTTAGGGTCATTATCCATATTCTCGGTTGTTGGAGTAGGGTCAGCTTCATCATTACTGTCATCAAACGGGAATTCTAATGTATAAATTTTTTCTTCATGTCGATTGAAAAAATCACAATCAAGAAGATATTCAACATCATCGTATATATTTGTAGAAAATTCGCGTTGTTTACATAAATAACTTCCATAATAATCGATCCCATGGACGTTTTTGTGGTCATGTAAAGTTTTACTAGTTAAATATGAAAAAAAACCGTCAACATAGGATGAATTATTTTTATCCAACATCTTCTCATTACAATTACTATCATTCGATGAAAAATTCGGTAATGCATTTGTTCTAGAATCTTTAATATCATATTTTCCGGAAAGATACCGTATGGGATCAAGAAGTGGAGAATATTTTACAAAAATCGGTATATTCTTCGAATTTCCATGATCATCCACGACGGTTGTTTCCAAATAATTCGGCGTAATTTCAGTATTTGTTGTCGAATTACTTTCGTCATTCTCACTTTTCATCGTATTATCAATATTTTGAATATAATATTTTTGGTTTAGCTGCAGTTGATTATAATTCGACTCATTTAAATCAAAAAAACGTGTATATAATGGAATATAGTTTTGAATATCAAATAATAATGCCGAATCCACCCTTTCGGGTGTATACTTATGTTTTCGATAGTGAAGTTTGAATTGTGGTTTTTCCGACATTTTGAAATATGCTTATGTTTCGTATACAATAGTTATTTCCTAAATGGTTATATTATTTCTATTTATCTTAGATATGAATGATAAATAGAATATTTATATATAAATCAAACGGAAACATAAAAATGTGTGTATATTTTAACTATTTATATTCGTTAAATAAAATATATATTATTATATTTTTAGTATACAACATAAAATGAATTTAGAACTTGCAAAGTTTGATATGAAAGCGATTAGTTTTCGACCTGATGAAAATAAAGGTCCCGTTATTGTATTAATCGGTCGTCGTGATACAGGTAAAAGTTTCCTTGTGCAAGACCTCATGTATCACCACCAGGATATTCCGATTGGAACCGTTATATCAGGAACAGAAGCCGGAAATGGTTTTTTTGCAGCGCATGTTCCAAAACTATTCATTCATGATGCTTATAATACTGCGATTATTGAAAATATATTAAAGCGCCAGAAAGCGGTTCTTAAACAAGTGAAAAAAGAACAAGAAGCCTACAAAAAGTCATCGATCGATCCGCGAACATTCGTGGTATTAGATGACTGCTTATATGACAACAAATGGACAAAGGATGTAATGATGCGTTTACTCTTTATGAACGGTCGTCATTGGAAGATCATGTTGGTCATCACGATGCAATATCCGCTCGGTATCCCGCCAAATCTCCGCACAAATATCGACTATGTTTTTATTCTTCGCGAACCCTATATTGCAAACCGAAAGAGAATCTATGACAATTATGCGGGTATGTTTCCCACATTTGAGAGTTTTACTCAGGTAATGGACCAGTGCACAGAAAATTATGAGTGTCTCGTTATTAATAATAATGCGAAATCGAATAAATTGCAAGATCAAATATTCTGGTATAAGGCGCAACAGCACGGACCGTTCAAGCTAGGAAGTAAGGAATTCTGGGAAATATCGAAAAATCTCGGTTCTGATGATGAAGAGGATAAACAGTATGATCCTACCGCCGCTAAAAACAGTAAAGCGCCCAAGATCAACGTAAAGAAAAGCAAGTGGTAATATTCATTCATCCGATACCGAGATCATCCGATACCGATATCATCCGATACCGATATCATCCGATACCGATATCATCCGATATCGATCAATATCTATTTTGACGTCTCGTTTTCGTGTTACCTCTTTCTCTATAATAACGTCTAGATCCAGATCCACCAAGAATTGCGCATCTTATTCTTGGTGGCTTCATACCCGCGGTGGGACTGTTATCGTGATACACATCGTGAAAAGAAACAAATTCCCCAATATGTTTTGCTGTAATACCGTGTGCAACTGCCGTTTTTTTCTTACGAGTCATCGCATCTCCAAGCGTTGTATGTAATTTTGGAGCAGAACCAAGAGAAGTTGCGGTATAAAGGGATATTAAACGCGCAATTTCATCATATGATTTAGTCACGCGGCGACATGAAATATTGGCTGTTTTCATATTAGCCATGAATGTATCGTAATCAAAATCGAGTGTATGAATATGATGGATTGGAAATTTTGCATCTTTATCTGGGACAATCGTAACGCCCCATATTTCTTGATATGCCCATATCATCTGCGCCTGATCCCAATCAGGATAACTATTAGATGTTATTGCATTATCAATAAGACACGCAAATACAAGACAAAAATGAATATTTCGGTGAACCATTAATCTAGATGTATACTCACTAGTTAACCCACGACTGTCAACGAAACGGTTGATACGCGAAGTTCTCGAGCTAGGTTCGTCATCAATAAAAAATGGCAACGGGTCCATTTGATGTAATAGTTGCACGAATCTATCATACAGAGGTTCTAAATATGCTTTACTTGTTATTTTCGAGAGAAATGTTCCTCGTCCTGTTTTCATACGAAATGCGGATTGTCTTGAGCGCTTATATTTCCATATTTCTTCAAGTATCATATCCTTATCGGTTATATCTATAACACGGCCAAAATCGATCGCACGAACATTATCCTTATTTTCCTCGTCAATAAACCAATTTCCCTGATGCGCATCAACCAACTGTTTTTTTAATTTTCGCATACACAATAACTGTATTGCACCCGCGCCTCTTGCAGCAGCTACTGTTAGTGTATCGTTGGTGATACTTGAGGTCACTTTATAGGTATTATCTCCGGTTGATTTTGAACGGGTATCATCTCCGACCATTTCCATACACATCATAACAACCGATGTTTTGTGTGCGATGATTTGAGATGCAAAATATTGAAAGACACGAATAACTTTTGCGCGTTTTGCAGTATTTGCTTTTTGCTTTATTGCATCAAGCATTTGTTGTATATCCGGTTCGTCAAACTCGATTAAATCGCCAACAAGTGATGGAACCATTTTTTCTCCAAGATGAAATGTTTGATAAAGTTCATTATGATTTTTTTGCTCTATTGTAATTTCACATGCATCTAAACTAGATTTTTCGATTTCATTATCGGAATCATCAGAATCATATCCAGGGTCCGTTGGTAAGACAAGTTGAAGATCGTCTAAATCTGTGTCGTTTGGATCGTTCTGTTTCAATACGATTTTAATAACTAATGTTGAAACGACAACTCCGCCGCTTCCAGCCCTTATCTTTTTTTTTCCAGACACACCGATATTGTCACTTCGAATGAATATATCGCCATTTGCATCAACTAATCCGCCTGGACGATGTAATGTGAAAATGAAACCGGCCATCGAACTAAATGTAAGAGGATTTATAACTGTATCTGGGCGAAGCATCGCTTCAATAATACATTTGTTTAATTTCCTATGATCTGCTGAAAAATAGATTCCACCACCTAACATTATATTAAAAATGCGTGTTTCTAATATAATGATATATAATGATATATAATGAAAAAATAATAAACACCTAATTCTTCTGTTTACGATGTCTTCTTCATTTCAGTCAATTGGGAAAGCCCGTGATCACCATACTTATCCATAACTACATCATCACTCTCAAAAAGTTCCTTACGCATCTCTTCCACCGTCATCGTAACAGATACCCCCTCGTCCGAACTACCAAATGTAGAATTACCACCGGCACCACCAGCGCGTTCCATCTCACCGACAATACTAGACTTGTCAACCACATCTACCAAAGTCTCGCCATCCTTCGCCAACATTTGCGTCAACTTGTTTCCACTCTCCTTCGCCAACTTCTTGTTCTCCTCGATCGCCTTCGCCTTCGTCTCCTTTACACGCTTATCAAACTCATTCTTTGCCTGCTCCTCATTCTTCTTCTTCTCTGCCATCAACTGATTCAAAGTCTCCTCCATATATTCCACACGACCAGATTTGTATGCCTCCGGATGAAATGGCACCCACAATCCGACAGGACCAACGAAAACATCGTGATTTGGATCAACCTCGCGCAACATCTGACAACGCAACTCTGCCTCCTTTTGCGATCCAAAAACACCGCGAACCTTGAGACCACGTATCGATGTTTGAAAACTATGTTTTTCTCCAAACTCATTATCAAGCTCTTCTTCATGCTTATCCAAAAACGTCTTATACTCGTCATAAATATTCGTCTTCTGAAGAATATCCTTCTCCTCCTTTGCAAATTCTTGGAAATCAACAGTCAACTTTTCAAACTCAAGATGATGCTTGAACGAAACAAAATTCAAAAACTGAATAAACTTCTCCATCGACTTTTGATAATCCCAATAATGTAGAAACTTCTCAAAAAAGAAATGATCCTTCTGCTTCAAAATCGACTCCGGTGAAACGAAAGAAAGACATGCAAACTTTTGACCGGCAATAGGCTTATCTTCTTCCAAAAGATCGACATATTTAGGATTAACCCTTCCAAGATTATCGGTTTGCAGCTCTACTCCCGCAGGAGCACTTCCAGAATGAGAATCAGTTCGAAACATCGTATTGAAATGAATATGATATAATATACTATAAAATAGTAGTTTTAAGTGTTTTAAACGCAATTTATATACGAAATAATATAGCCGAATGATTATAATAATTTTCTTTCTATTATTTATAATAATAATTTCAAATGTCTGCCGGTATTTTTGATTTAGGCGAACTCGTCAAGAGAACCATTAAATATTTGGTTGAAGGTATTATGGTTGCTATCGCTGCATATGCCATTCCTAAACGCTCACTCTCCTTCGAGGAGGTCGCGTTAATTGCGTTGACTGCCGCTGCTACATTTAGCATTTTGGATACCTATGTTCCCAGTTTAGCTGTTTCTGCTAGAACCGGTGCAGGCTTCGGTATCGGCGCCAACCTTGTCGGTTTCCCCACCCCTCTTCGCGTCTAAATTTGCAATAGTTTAACTATATATTACAGATTATGTCTATAATATATAGTAAATAACAACCGTTCTTATACCTCACAATATGGTTGGGATTTTATCCGATATTAAGGCGCGGTTCAGTAATTTCACCGGAATCGATATGCGAACCCGAAAAGAAAGTGGCGCTGTTTCAGAAATCCGTGATAAAATAAATACATATTATCACAATATCGTCGAACAAGATCCAGATCGAGAACGTTTTTTTGTGGTTTTTATCATCATTTACATAATTATTCTTATCGCACAACCAAAACGGTTTTATTGGTGGTATCCTTCATTTAATTTTAATCAAAATATAAGTATTGGTTTAGGAAAATCATATCCTGAAAATCGCCAAGAAATCGATATTATCATTCGCGAATATATTTTAAAACGAATGCCTAGTGATGAATCTTTTTTTAGATTAACAGATGTTAGCCCCGCTTATGCATTCGAAGCAATTATATCACCGAATGAAATGTCAGTTCATGAAATGATGCATATTATGACGAATACTAGAGTGTTGACCATAACTCGCTTATTTAAATTGTTATATAACCGCGCTCGCCCTGCAGATATTGCACCCGATATCATTAACAAAGAAAATGGCCGGTTATTGATTTCTGAATCAGCCAATACGCCGTCATACCCCTCCGGTCACGCTGTTCAATCCTATTATTTATCAATCATTTTATCACGTAAATTTCCCGCCAAAACAAAGGCAATTATGGACATGGCCGCAAAGTGCGCCGATGTGCGTATTATGGCTGGACTACATTATCCGAGTGATCGCGATTTTGCATGGTGGATTGTTAACAATTACTTGGTGGATGCATGAAATACGCAGATAGGTATTTTATTATACAATATTATATTATAAGATTATGGCGCTACATTTTTCGAATATTCTCTCGAACGAAATAATAGAATGGATCATTACCCTTCCAGAAGTTATACATGCAAAAGAAAACATCATTTCGAAAAATCAAGGATCATATGATTTTTCAATTTCGTTATCTCCCAGCATAAAAACGCATATTTTTAACCTCATGGGTTTAGATTTATCCAATATTTCTTCTGTGCCTATGCGTTGGATCAAAGGAGATACACCTGCTCATCATGATAATGGTGAAAGCGACTTTACATATACATATTTAATCTATTTATCTGACAGTTATGGTAAACTTGTGGTCGATGGGTTTCAATATCCGATCCAACGAGGAAGCGGCTATATTTTCGCTGAAAATCTATCCCATGAAACGATCGATACAAACGCCGATATCGAACCGCGTCTTTTACTTGGACCCATGAGTGAATATGGTTTTGCTGTCGGCGTCCCTAATTCGTCCTTACAACTTCCAGGTGGAACAACATTATATTTACGTCAATTGGCAGTAGATCAGCCTGTTAGCTATAGCACCGATTTGACTTCATGGAATAGTGTGACGTGGCCGTTGCAAATCCAAAATTCCAACACAGCATTAGGGTTCGTTACTATAGAGTTTATTACAGATATCAAGTTAGATTCAGCTATTGGAGGAAGTAATGCGTATATCATATGCACTTCAAATAATATTCAAATTGGATCGAGGACCTTAAAATCCAACGGAACACGACCGATTATCACAGTAGATACAATAAATAATTACGTGGGTCTTGTCCGTAATGGTAGCAGCGGAGGGGTCAACGGATACAGTAACATTTATATCATGAATCTGGAGGTTCGCGCAAGTGGCGGGGCTCATCTTGTAAATGGCGGCGGATGGTTTGGACAAACATATTTTGGAACTGGCACAGCGTCATCTAATAATGTAATATTGAACTGTATTTCTACAGGAGATATATCAAATTATAGTGGTGGAATTGTAGGACAATATGCTGGACCGGTCAAACTTGTCAGTTGCTCTTCTTCCGGCGCAATAAGTCAATTTGGTGGTGGTATCGTTGGCGGAAATTCCCCGTCTACGGGAGGTTTACTCCGATGCGAATCGTGCTGGAGTTCCGGTGTTATTGGGCATTTTGGTGGCGGTATAACTGGTCAATCTACCGGTGGAGCTACAATCGTAAATTGTTTTTCTACTGGTGCAATCACCGAGAACGCAGGTGGCATATCTGGGCGATATACGGGCGGAACTGGCGGCGGGAATGACTACAACGTCAGCGAATGTTATAGCACAGGCCCGATTAGTGATCGTGCTGGAGGTATTCTTGGAAGTGATCTCGGCGTTGTAACCGTATCGAATTGTTATTCAAGAGGTGCTGTTGCCGTATCGGGCGGTGGTATTATCGGGACTGTTCCTGTAGAAAATGCTACTCATAAATACATATCATATTGTTATATGACTGGAGTAACTGCTCATACACATGGATATATTGTTCCAGGATATACGAATGTAAATACGAATTTTACGGTCGGAACCGGAACCATATATATATCAAATAATTACTCTGAAGCAGCAAACGCAAGTTCGGGATGGAATAATACCCGCGCAAATACGGTGCTTCAAGGTGTTCCAGCGTCATCTACTGCACCGATTGGTCTGAAATGGGTGTATGCTGGCGCAAATACTCCATATGAACTATACGCGATGGGATATACACCATATGCCAGGACAACCGTAAATGGATCGCCGCCAGCGATGGTTCGTTCATTCACCACATACCTATCTCCCGGTTCTTCGACACCGCATGCGATTATTAGTGGAAAATCTTATACAATATTACATTTCGCAGGTGGTGTTCCGTCGTCTTATGCATCAATTACGATGAATAGTTCTACTGGAGCAATTATGACGTCCACCGGCACGGCTCCAGGAACATATACGCTTACACTTCGAAATAACGGTAGTTACCATATCACAACATATACACTTATTGTAAATGATAGACGTTATTTTTCTTTGTATGGGTTATATACAGATAATGCACAAGTATATTATAAATCACATAGTCACCCGAGTGGAGGTATTGGAACGGTGCGAAATTGTAGGAAGAAGGCCCGTAAAACATAATACGAAACGATAGTAATATACCGATCTATATGTCTACGGTGTCGGAATAAACTCCCAATCTAATTCAATACATATTTGCTTCCATATCTGATCTTGTTCAATACGTTTTTCACGGTCTTTTAACATGGGAAAATACGGCAGAAATTCGCGTTCTTCGAGTAATTCACACAATTTATAGACCGTATAATAATAATTCAAAAAATTAACACGATCATCCGGGCAAAATTTAGCATAAGGTCCTTGTATTTCCATAAATAGATTGCATAATCGGTCTTCTAAGTCGGGAGTCATGACAGGCGGTTTAATCCCTAATTTATCTTTAATAAATGGAATGTGTTCATAATATTTATTAAATCCGAGTTTTTTCATGATTTCTTTGGCTTTTTTATCGGTGAATTGAGAGATTTCAATTCTCTCCTTTTTTATTTGTTGTTTGATACTTTCGATTACATTTTCGGGAATCGACGTGGTCTCTTTTGCTTGGAATTGTGCCAAAATCTCGCGAAAATGATTAATACGCTTGTATGCATAAAAGCACGCTTCTTTGGGCGGTTCCTTATATGACGGTTTTTCGTTGTCGATTAAAAAAATCACATGTTTTGCACAGTTATTACAGACCATAATTCCTTCACTCTCAACAGGTATCATTTCACCTTGAGAACAAAATTGGCAAATATCTGTCGGGTATACATATTTCGAAATATCGATATAATTATGATCGATACTTGATAAATATTTTTGCACATTATTGTGCGCATTTATATGTAATTCTTCTGCTTTTTTGGCTTCCGGCAATTTAAAGAACGCATTTAACGATTTGGTCTTTGTAGATCCACCCGTTGTGATCGTTTTTTTATTCTCAAAATACTCGAAGATATATTCACTATTATTCAAATAATAACTTTTATAGGTTTGTTCATGATTTTTTATTGTATTGGTTATTTCTTTAATCCGATCTCGGATTTCCATGATTTCATCTATGGTTGTTACTGATTGTGCAGTCGTGGTTGTAATACCATTACTATTAATGTTGTTTGTCTGATTATTATTACTTAGTGCCTGCTTCATCAGTAAAAGTTTATTTTTTAATTCAGATTTTTCTTTTTGGAGACCAGGAATGATTATATCTCGTGTATATTGATATCCTGACTGAATCTCTTTGTGTTTACTATCAAGAGTGGTAATACTTTTTTCATCTAATATAATCTTTTTAGTGGGCTTGTATTTAAATGATGACGTCATAATACTAGGACAGATACGATATGATAAAAAATAAATATTTAGCACG